AAAATATCAGCGGCCTTTCATAGGTGGTTACAGGTGACGAAAAGTCTGCCCCACCCCACTGAATTTGCGTACCGCTGCCTGGCCCCTGAAATCCGATATTGAAGTTCCCGCTGTAGCGCACAGTGAGAACTCGGTTTATCGCATCGATCTGCGTTTTTACGGCATTGTTGAAAGCCCGAATGCCATAACTACCGGGCGCAGAGAATGGCTCGCCTCCCTGCGACAGGATCATGACTTGCCATTGACTGCTGTATGGCTGTCGTAGCTGCAAAGTACCTGTCGAGTACCAAGCCTGCGGCGAAGAAGTATTCTCCCCAAGGTTCTGCAGCGTATCGACTACCACGAACGACTGGGCCTGAATCTCAGGGATCGAAATGTACTGATCGAATGCCCCGTTGCCGGTCACTTGCATCATTTTCAGCGAGCGAATCGGCGTAATTGTGGTGTCTAGCGTAACGGCCCCGGACGCATCCCGCGTACGGAGTCCATACTGCACAGCCATCAGGTCATCCTCCCCAGAGCCGCGCGCTCGATGTTGTTCAAGTCGTAGACGTAGATTCCGCCGTTGTTGATCAGCGTTGACCCGTTTCCGTCCTGACCGCGCAGCGTGAAGGTACCGTTCACCATGTTCAGCTCGATCAGTGGCCGACCTTGGGAGTCGACCGCCTGGGACCGAAGCGTCATACCCAGGATGAGCTGCTGAATGAAAGCGGAGTTGATGAATGCCTGGTTGATAAACACCTGGCCGCCCTGAACAACGAACGGCGACGACAGCGTGCCGTTGATGCCGTTGACCACTGCGAACCGGTCGGCGGACACTAGGAAGGTGCTTTGCAGGCCAGCTGGTCCGTTCTCTATGCCGAGACCGATACCAGCAGCAACGTACTGCCCCTGGGCGTTCACCTGCAGCTTTACCGACCACATCGCACTGGCTTTGCCGTCGAGTGCCGCCTGGGCTTCGCTGACAGTTTGAACTGCCGCGTTGGTCTCGCCGACCTTTGCCTCCAGCGTTTCCGACGTCCGAGCAAGAGCTTCTATCTCAGTTGTCCGAACCCTCGACTCGTTGGCGATCGCTGCAGTGGAGCCCCACAGCTTCAGGGCGCCGGCTAGCTCGCCCTCGGCGTCGTCATCGCGTGACGAAGCGCGAAGAACCTGCACACTCTGGGCGGTGGATTCGACCTTGCCATCAACCTCCTCGATCTTGGTCGTGTTGGTCTGGACCTGCTGGGCCAGGCCGTTGGCTGATTCGATGGACTGGCCAACGTCGATCCAGAACGACTCGTTTGGCGGAGCATTGGCGCCGCTCGGGTCAGCCGGCACATCGTGCACCGCCTGGTAGATCCGGCCGTTGCCCACGACCATCTGGCCTTCCTCATAGGGCTCGTCCTTGTTGTAGGCCTTCAGTCCGTCCAGGGCGTCGATCTGGTCCTGTAACCCGTCGATCTTTCCCTTCAGCTCCTCACCGAGCATGGACTCGTCGATTTCGCCGGAGATCATGTCAAGGATGGGGCCAGGGTCGGTCTGGGCGATGCCCTGAACCACCGTAGGAGCCGTCGGGTACCAGGGGCCGATGTTGCCAGTTCGGTCCACCAGGCGCGCCCAGAAGAAGAACGCGGCACCGCCGGCCAGGCCAGACATCACGTACTCAGCCTGTGGATACGCAAGGTCAGCCAGCTTGGTCGACAACTCTCGGTCGGTGCTTGTGCCGTACCAGATCTCGGTCCGCTGCGTGTCCTCTGCGCCTTCAGGGAAGCCCCACTTTAGGCGTATCGAGAACAGCTCGCTCGAAGCCGTCAGGTGCGTGACAGCTGGCGGAGGCGTGGTCTTCCCTTCGACATCGGTGAGAGCCGAGGCTGTCGGGATCGACGCCACGTCCATCGCATTTACGGCGCGCACCCGGGCCAGGTACTGGCCGGCATACACGCCGCGAACGTCCACTGCCAACTCGCCAGTACGCGGCACCTTGATCCAGTCGCGGGACCCCCAACGCCATTCCACGTCATAGGCCACGGCGCCGGGCGCAGCGTCCCAACCGATGGTCATGGTGGTGACGGCGATGCCCTGGTCCACCGCCGAGTGGCTGCTGATCAGCACGCGAGCCGGGGCATCTTGCACACCAGGCGGCAGCACGCTGATTGGCCTGTCGTCGATCATGGTGCCGTGGTCGATGGCGTCGAACTTGCTCGGCTCGTGCTGGATCAGGTCCAGCTGGAACCGAGTCCACTCAGGCCGCGTTACGTTGCGGACGTAGAACTGCATCAACTTGAGGTCGTCATAGTCGATCGCCCAGCCGCACTCCGGCTGCGGGGTTTCGCTGTAATCGGCCATCACGGTGATCTGCCGGCCGGATACGGAGCGCACTTGGCGCGATTCGGTCTTCCCGCTTGGCAGGTTGACCAACAGGCGGGCAGCGGTCGGCACCTCAACATCACGGTCCAGGGTCACGACGCGGCCAGCGACGGCAGCAATGCGGCCGCCGTTGGCCCTGCCCGCCAGCATTGGATCGGAAAGCGCGACCACGGTCCCGGGCTTTGGGATGTAGCCATCGAGGCCGACATTGATCGTCGCGCCGCGAATCTGCAGCTGCTCGGTCAGCAGCGCCCACTTGCCGGCGCGCTGGGCCTGGCCGCGACTGGTGCAGCCCACGGCTTCGACGGACACATCGCGCACCCCGTACTCGGCCATGGCGTCTTCGTCAAAAACCGGCTCCTTGTCAGTCTCGAAGCCCTGGTCGGGGTCATCGAAAGAGACCATGGCCAGGCTGTGTCGGTCGCGCCACTTGCTGCCGGAGTACTTGACTACGCCGTCTCCCAGGATCTGGGAGGTGGTGTAGGTGTACACCGGATCCTGCGGCATGTCGGCGTTCACTGCGATCTGGCTGCCGTCCCAGTAGGCCAGGCCGTGGAAGATCGCAGCCAGGTCTTGCAACACAGCCCAGGCCTCGGCCTGCTTCTGCAGGTACAGGTTGCAGGTGAAGCGCGGTTCCTGACCGCCCTTCCCGTCCGGCACCAGTTGATCGCACCACTGCGCGATCCGGTACAACGACCAGCGGTTGATCATCGATGCGTCGATGCGATCACCCAGGCCATAGTAGGGATGCAGGGCCAGGTCGTAGAACACCCAGGCCGGGTTGTTGGTATAGGCCTCCTTGAACGATCCGTCCCAGACTCCGTTGGTGGTCCCGGCGCCGCCGGTGGCATAGGTGCGCGTCTCGGGATCGTAGTTCATCGGCACCCGAACGATGCGGCCGCGCATGAGGACAGCAATTTTCGGGAAGTCCCCGCCGAACTGCTGAGCGTCGTACTCAACGCAGCCGACTGCGGTGAGCGGGTACTCCTGGTCGCTATCGACCACCTCGGCGATCGCCTCCACGATCATCGCGTCCTGCACCAGCGAGCTGTTCGCTTCCGGCGTCAGGCGACGGGCACGGACTGTCCAGCTGCTACCCTCGGGCAGTTCGACGCGGTGCGATCGCTCGTACTTGGTGACGTTCTTGCGGCTGACGCTCGACGCCAGCACCTGCTGGTACTGGCCGCCATCGGTCGACACATCAATCGCATAGTCGATGTGCACGCCGTCGATGTTGCCGCTGCTGTCCTGCGCTTGCAGTACCGGCCAACTGAACCGCACGCGCACCGCGTCGATCACGGGGTTGTTGATCGAGTAGACCCAGGGCGTTGTGCTGCGCAGCTCCTGGGAAACCTGAATTTCGTTGCTCGACTCGGTCACGCCCTCCAGGCGGTCTTGGTGCAGCTCGCCAGAGCGGAACTGCCACTTAACCCCGGGGTAGTTGATGCTGCCGTCTGCAGCCATGATGGGTGTGCCGTCGAGCTTCACCGAGCGCAAGCCATCAACCGGGCCGACGATTGGCCCCCAGCTCCACAGGTATACCAGGCGCGCCGTGGAGATCGACGGCACGCTGTTCGAGGCAATGCTGGGCTGCTTCGGCTTCTTCGCGCCACCCTTGTGCCCGACGACTTGACGCGGCTTCGCCTGCTTGGCAGGGGCCTTGCGCTTCACTTCTGCGCCCATTCATTCCTCCAGAAACAAAAAGACCTGCCGAAGCAGGTCAGGTAGTCGAGTGGTGGCTAGAGCTTGTCTTGTGGATACACCCCGCCGGACTCGATCGCCCCGCCGATCTCCCGTTCGCCGTACAGGACCGGGTAGGGATTGCCCTGGGCGATGGTGGTCACGGCTGAGCCGAAGCCGTAGCTGGGGTTGTTCCCGTCCTCGTTGCGGTCGAGGCTACCGGTCTTGGCCGTTGGCGAGAGCATCTGCACAACGCCGCCCAGTGCCAGGGCTGCGCCGCCGGCCATCATCGCGATGCCAACCGCGGATGTGGTGCCGAAGGTGAAGTAACCCGCCACCACCAGTACCGCGCCGAGCACCACCTGGAACAGACCGCCCTGCTTGCTGCCCTGAATGATCGGCGCGATGCGGATCTCCTCGGCGTCACTGCCCTGCAGGTCCAGCTCCTCGGGCGCCAGGTTGCGGCGACCGGAGAACACCGTGAACACCAGGCCGCGCTCCTCGCCGGTGGCCAGGAACTTCTCGAAGCCTGGCACCAGGATGCATAGCGCCTGTACGGCGTCCCGCGGGCTTTGCACATCCAGCAGGTACTCACGACCGAAGTGCTTGCGGAGCACGCCGTAGAGCTTCACCGTGCGCTTCATGGCTGGTAGTCCTTGTGTCGGAGGATCAGCCGGCAGCGGCTGGCCATCGACCACCCGTAGATGTCGCGGGTTGAAGCGCGACCGGCCATATGGTGGTAGATGAATGGACCGGAACCGCCCAGCGCCGGAGCGTCCTCGCTGACCAGGGCGGGCTCACTGCCGAGGTAGATCGCCGCGTGGTTCGGGTGGAAGCACGGGCGCCCAGGCGACGGCACCATGAACACCAGCATGTCGCCGCGGCGCGGCTCGCTGACCTGGTAGAAGCCGGCGCCCTTGAAGTTGTCCTCGTAGAGGCTCGGGCCGTCGGCCTCCTCCCACCACAGATCCTTGCGTTCGAAGTTCGGCAGCTGCAGGCCGGCCTCGCGGGCGTACCAGTCGCGGCAGGCGCTCCAGCAGTCGAGCAGCCCGTGGGAGAACTCGCGACCCAGCAGCGGCGCGGTGTAGCCGGATGGCTTGAACCACTCCATATCGCCGCCTGGCCACGCCACGATCCCCCACGGCACCTCATGCAGTTCGCAGCTGACGCGGTCGGCCATGCTCGGGCGCGGGCTGGCGTCTGGGTGGCTGTGGATGATCGCCAGCAGTTGGCCCTGCTCCTCGGCGTTGGCCAGGTCCTCGTGATGCAGGGTGAACTGGTCGCGGGGCGTCCTGGCCAGGTTGCGACACGGCACATACTCTCGCCCGGTGGCCGTCTTGATCAGCACGCCGCACGCTTCGGTCGGGTGCTCGCGTTCGGCATGCTCGCGGATCGCGGCCTGCAGCTGTTGGTTGATGCGCATGGTTACCTCGAACTGGCGATCAGGCTTGCGCCCATGGATCCGCCGAAACGGCGGGTGTTGCCGCGCAGCTTGCAGCTGTTCCAGCGGCCCGCGCAGCGATCGAGCGCTGGGTTGTCCGTGGGCTCGTTCTGCTTGGTGAACATTGCCGCGCCGGCATAGGCACAGGCCTCGCCGCGGTAGCCGTTGCGCGTGGCCCAGCGGCACAGCTTGGTGATCTGCTGGCTGGGCAGTTGCACGCCGCCCAGGTCAAGCGGGCTCGACAACTGGAACGTCACCTGCTCGCGGTCTTCCTCGGTCTTCTGTTCGATGAACCAGAGATTTTCCCGCGCCTGGTTCGCAGCGTTGGGGTTGCCGTCTGGGAAGTTGGCGGCGTCCAGGAAGTGCCGGAAGGTCTCAATGACCGTTACCCGTGCGCCCACCAGGTCCTTCAGGGCCAGGCACAACGCCGTGACGGCGCCGCGCACGCCAGCAATCTCGTTGGCCAACTGCAGGGTTGGTGTGGCCGGCCGGCCGTCGCCACGGATGTCGAAGCCCTTGGCCTCAATCTGGATTGCCTCGTACAGCTGGCCCTGCCAGATGATGTCGCCTTCCTGGGCGTGGCCGTGGAATCGCATGAGGTTGCCGCCCAAGCGCGTGGCGTCCACCTCGTACAGCCGGATCTGGTTGCCCGGCTCGAGCTTCTGGATATCGGTCTCGAAAGTCATGGAGGCCTCAGAAAAAAGAAACCCGCCGGAGCGGGGTCAGTAAGGGGTGAAGACCTGCTTCATCGTGAAGCTGAGCCTGAACAGGCCGGCGCCGAGCGGATCGAGCTTGTAGTCCTTGACCTTGTACCGGCCCTGGCTGCCTCCTGGCGGCGTCCAAAGGAACGACTTGTAGCCTTCATGGAGATCGAGGAAATCGCGGACTTGCCGCAGCTCCTCGCCGACTTCCAGGCTACCCGTCAACTGGTGCTCCCACTCCTGCGACTTGCCGTTGATGCCAGTTCCGCCAGACTGGACGTAGCCATCTCCGAACTCGTTCTCCCAGGTTCTCTGCTTGATGCTCCCAGAGGAGCCGACCCGAGTGCAGAAGCTGTACAACTCTGCCATTACCGCCTCCAAAGGATCCCGTTCTGCTGGGTTTCTCGGTACATCACATCGCGCACCCGCTCTTCGAATGCCTGCCCCATCATCTCGCCCTGGCGGCGCGCCTCGGCATCGCTCATCCCGGCCTGGGCCTGTACGGTGACCGGTGCGTTGATGGTGATGCCACCGCCCCCAAGGCCACCGCCAGCATCGTTCGCATTGCGCAGGTACTGGGTCAGGTCGCGGTTCTGGTTCGGGTTCAACACCCGCTCGCCGCCATCGAGCAGCCAGGTACCCTCACGGGGGATGCTGTCGATACCATCGTGGGCCATCCCTGTCAGTGCGGCGGAAGCCACGCCGGCGACCATAGGCGCTGTCGCTGCGGCCGCCGCTGCAGCTGCTGCAGGCGCTGCTGCCGGACCGACTATAGGGATGGCCGCAGTCGACGCGAAGGCGGCAAGGCTGGCCTGGAACGCCGTTGCCTGCGCATTGGCCACCATGGCAATGCCCGCGCTCGATTGCGTCGCCTTGCCCACCAGCAGTTGCACGGCCTGGTACACCAGCCACTGAGCCGCCATATCAGCAAGCGCGCCGACGAAGGCCTTGCCGAAGCCGGTGATCATGTCCATCAGCGCATCACCCGCATCTGCGGAGCCGGTGGCCACATCGGAGAGGAACGTGCTCAGCTCACTCTTTGCACTGCCCAGCACCGAGGTGGTGGCGTCGGCGGCCATGGCCGAGTAGTTGGTGGCGGCGTCGGCGAAGTTCTCCCAGGCACTGGTGACGCCGTCCATCCAGTTGGCTTGTGCCTCATCGAGCCGGCTGTAGTAGTCGTTCTGAAGCTCCAGCCGCTGGGCCAGGGCGTCACTCAGGACCTGCGTTTCTTGGTCGTACAGCTCCTGGCTGATATCGCCGCTGTTGCGCTGCAGCACCAATTCACGCTGCTGGCGGTTGAAGTCTTCCTCGATCGCCAGGCGCTCTTTCAGTCGCTCCTTGTACTTGTCGCCGCGCCCGGCGCCGGCCAACTCCTGATCGAACCCGCTGCGCGCGGTCTGGTAATCCTCGCCAACGTTGGACCGGAAGGCCGCCAGCTTCTTGGCATCTTCGTTCTGCTGCTTGATCTGCTTGAGCTGGTCGAGCTCAGCGGCGAGCCCCTTAAGGCGATCCTGCTGCTGGGCGCTGAGGCCGTGCAGCTTCCCGGATTCCAGCTCGAACTGCAGCTTGGCCACCTCGGTGGCGTCCTTGCGCTTGTCGACCTCGGTGTTGATCAGGGCGATCTGGCGCTGGTAGTTCTCTTCGGAGCTCTCGAAAGCCTGACTCAGCTTCTTCTGCGCAGCTTCGGCGGCCTTTTGAGCGGCCTTCTGCGCATCAGTTTGGCCAACAACTCCAGGGCTACCGCCTCCTGGCGGTGCAATCTTAGGTAACTCTGTCGCAGCCTTCCTTGCTTGCTTGACGTAATCGCGAATGACATCGCCGGACCAGGGCTTGTTAAAGGCATCAGCAACTTCCGACATGATGCTGCCAGCAGTTCTTGAGTTGATGATGGCGTCGTTTGTTAGCTGCTCGGCATTCTTTTTGAAATCCTTTGACATATCGCCAAATGTTACAGCGCCGAGCAAGGTGTTTGCTGTTGCGCCAATGCTTTGCAGATAGGCCATCGTCGTGGCAAATCCACTCGCAATATTTGCTGCAACAATGGTGAACGCCCTGCCGATGCCATCGGCGAAGCTGGCAGTCATTGCCGTAACCTCAATGAAATCGTCGGCAAATTCATGAACCACGTTACGCAGGCCTCCAGCCTCCTTAGAGGTGTCGGCAAAATCTTTGGCTAACTGCGCGAGAACTGGCATGAATTCCGCTGCAAGCGCAGTCTTTGCGGAGGCAGCGTATTGGCCTATAACAGTCAATTCAGTGCTGAACTGCTGGGCAGCGCCGATCGTCTGCTCATCCATAATCATGCCGGCAGACTGCGCGGCATCGCCAAGCTCTTTGAACTTCTTTCCGCCGTTGGCAAGAAGTGGAACTAAGGCTGTGGCTTCATCGGCAATCGCCTCCATGAAGAAGGTCATTTGTGCCTGACTGACGTTTGCCTTCTGGAGACTGCTGACGTACAGCTGTAGCGCATCCGCGCTGTTCAGCTTACGGAACTGTTCCGCAGTAACACCAACCTTCGGTGCCACCGTCTCGAAGAAGTTCTTCAGCTCTCCCCCGCCAGTAGCAAGAAAGTCTCCAACTTTGTCGTTGGTGTCCTTGAAGATGTCCGAAAGTTTGTCCTGCTGAACGCCAACCGAAGCTGCAGCGGCGGCGTATCGCTGGAACTCAGTTGTACTAAGACCAGCGAGTGCGGACAGATTTGATATCTCTTTGGCGGCTGCAGCCGAGCTGGTGACCAGGCCGGCCACGACAGCGGGGATAGCTGCGAAAGAAGCGCCTACAGCTGTACCCAGGCGCTCGGCATGCTTTCGGATCTCCGCCATCTGCTTCTGAGTTTCTCGACCGGCCTTGTCCATAGGACCTATAAAGCCGCCAATCTTCGCGATCAAATCGAGAGTCAATGTGCCAAGAGAACGGCTCGCCATGCTTTCCTCCAGGCGAAAAAAAAGCCCGCGAAAGCGGGCTCGTTGCTTGTCTGACTACCTACCCTTTAGAACTCTCTGCTTTTCCTCATCGAATTCTTCTTGGGTTAGATGGCCGCGCTCTTTCAGGTTGGCCAACTGCTCGAGCCGCCGATAGCTATCGCTCTCCGCCACTGGCTGTTCCGGCGCTTTGACGGTGTCAGATGTGGGGTATCGCCGAATTGAAGACGCCGACCAAATAAGGGCAACGAACCACCCAATCACCGTCCATCCGAGCAGAAGGTTGAGCAAAAAAATCGAAACGCGGTTCGGATGCTGCCTGATCCACGCAACTATCGTTGGAGGAAAATAGAACAGTGCCGCGGTTACCGCCGTGCCGATTCCCATGTAGGTGTTCACATCAGCTGCCATGGCTAGTCGCCTTCCATGCAAATTGAGCAATCTACCATCAAGCGCTGTCGTGCCAAAGCCAGAAGCTCAGGCCCAATCCTCCATGGCCTGCTCCAGGCTTGTGGCATGGCGATCGTCATGGGGGCAGAAGTCAGCCGGGGTGAACGGCTCCGACCGCCTCTTGGTGTCGCGCCCTTGGTTGGCCAGGATCGACGCCAGGAGCCCCGCAGCGCGCTCCACACGCATACCGATGTGGAGAGAGCCGCGGCGATTCCTGAACTTCACCCAGGAGTGAAACTCGCGCAGGCTCAGGGCTTCTTGGGCTTGCGCGATCGTGCGCCCGCCGACGCCGGCGAGGACGAGCTCGTGCCAGAACTCGTCGAGCTCGCTGAGTTCGGCATCTTTCCCAGGTTGTTCACCTCGTGGATCGCCGTAAGCAGAGCTACGGTGAGGTTGCCGTCCAGGGCACCCAGGCGCTTGGTGCTGTTGCGGTCCTTCGCAAGCTCGTCCGGATCGAGAGGGCCATGCGTGATGTCCTGCGCGGTGAACACCGGGTTGCCTTCCTCATCGCAGATGGCCGCAGCGATGCGGCCGGCAATGCTGTCCTGCTTGCCGCCGGCCGCGAGTACGTCGCTGACGGCGCTCTGGTAGCCCAGCGGGCGAACGAACACCGTCGCCGTGAGGGTGTCATCGCCTTGCCGCCAGCTGATCTCCTTCTCAACTGGGCGGCCGGTGAAAGCGCCCGCTTGTCGCAGGCTGTCGATGTTGAGCTTCATTGGCTACCTCAGGTGGTCTTCTTGATCCAGGCGGAACCGCCCGAGCGCTGGATGGATACCGCGGTGCTGACCACGGCGTTGGCGGCGAAGTCGAACGGGAAGTCGGCGACGTAGCCCTCGAACACGAACCAGGTGCGCGACGGTGGCAGGACGAAGTCCTCTTCCAGGTTGACGGTGGCGGTGGCCGCAGCCCCCGAGCCAGCGCCGCCAGTGAAGCCCACGGTCGGCGCGCTGGTGTAGCCGGTCCCTGGGTTGGTGATATTGATAGCCACCACCTCGTCATCCTCCAGCACGGCCACGGCGGTCGCGCCGCTGCCACCGCCGCCGGTGAGGGTCACGGTAGGCGCGCTGGTGTAGCCGCTGCCGCCGGCGGTAACGGTGATCGCGTCCAGGCTGCCAGCCGCGGCCACGGTAGGCACTGCGGTGCCGTCGGACCAGCCAACCGCCCACTTGATGGTGGTGTCACCGTCAGTCTCGGACAACTGGTGAAGGCGAACATGGCTCGCGCTGTTCGGGTCGGCGTTGATGGTGAGCGAGGCCTGGCCCGGGGTGCGCAGGCCCTTCTTGTAGGTCCGGGAAGTGGAGCTGAGGCACGTGTCCTCGATCTGCTCGGCCGGCGCGCCGCCAGGGTTGAAGGCGGTAGCGCACTCGACCTCCACTACAGTCGATGGGCCGGTGCCAGTGAGGGGAGGCATCAGGGAGTAGACCTGGGTGCCTTGGGTCAAGATCGACATGGTGGTCTCCTGTCGGGCAAAGAAAAGCCCGCTCAAGGCGGGCCTGGTTGGCTCAACGGCGGACTATCCAGTCCACGTCGAAGCTGGTTCGGTAGTTCTTGGTGGTGGGGTCGCGGGTTTCGCCGCCCCACCGCGTGACATAGGCCTGTAGCTCGATCGCGTCACGAATGGCATCCCTGACTGAGCGGGACGAGGGGCCCGTGCTGCCGTACACATCCACCTGCAGGGTGAAGCCATCGGCATCTGGGCGGCCGGCCAGGTAGTTCTCCGGGCTGCCGTTGACCAGTTGCCACACGGCATAGGGCTTCGCCACGTTGTCCGGCGCCTCGCCGAACGAGTACAGGCGCATGCCCGCGCCAGTTCCGAGGAGCGCAGTCACAGCGGCGCTCTGAGAGCAGGCTTCAACGATTGGTGGTGTCATGTGGATGCCGCCTTCTTTGCAGCGCGCCGGATAGCGCGGTCGATCGCCTTCTCGTACTCGGTGACGAAGGTGCTCGTTACCTGGCTGATGCTGTCGGCCAGCGCTGGGCGCATGAACGGAACGGCCGCCATCTTCTCGGTACCGAACTCGAAAAGGCGCCAGTGCGGCGTCGGAGAGTTCGGGCTGAGGTCGCCACCGTTCTTCAGCACAGCACCGTGCAGCACGCCGATCCGGAAGCCCAAGTCACCGGTCTGCTTAAACAACCGGCCGTTCCAGCGCAGTGCGATGTTGTCGGCGATCGAGCGGCCAGTCTCCTTGTCGTCGATGCGCTCGGCGCGATCCTTGGCGTTCTGCACCACCACCTGGGCGGCCTTGCGCAGCGCGGCCCGTCCGCCCTTGCGCTTCACGTCATAGGTGATCGCATCGAGCTTGCCGAGCAGGCTGTCCAGGCCGGTGATGGTGAACTCAACGCCATCAGCCATCCTTCACCCCCTTCGACACAAGGATCGTGAGGTATTCACGACCGGAGTTCGGGTCCTCCAAAGGACGACCAACAATGCTGTACACCTCATCCCGATAGACGATGCGCATGGTAGACAGCACCCCTGAGTGGTAGCGAATCACGATCCTGGCGGTGGCTTCTGACTGTGCGGCCTGGGCAGCAATCAGGTCGCGGGCAGACAGCGGGGAAACCTGCGCCCACACCTTGGCAAACAACTGCCACTCTGGCTCACCGAATTCCAATGTCACAGGGTCCCGGGGCGTGACCTTGTGTTGGATCTCGATGCGGTGCCTCAGCTTGCCTGCTTGAATGCTCATGCCAGTGCCGGATCACGAAGGTGATAGAGGAGCGCGGTGACCGGCCTGGGCAGCATGCCTTGCTCAAATTCCCGGTCCTGGTCGTTGTCGCGCTGGTTGTACAGATAGCCAAGCATGAGTTTGGTGGCTGCCTTGACCGCACAGGGAACCTTGCCAGGGATTGCCTCGCCATCGGCATCGAGGTAGGCGTCAGCTGCCGACTTGAGATAACCCCTGACAAGGTCGCTCGCCTCGAGCACCTTGTCTTGAATGTCATCGTCATCGGCGTCGTCATCCACGCGCAGTTGGGACTTTGCTTGCTCCAGGGTGATGAACATCATGATGCCGATACCCCCTTGGTCAGGTCCTTGCCGTTGGTGCCGTTCTTGCCGTCGCGGCCGCGCTTCGCCGCCAAGGTCCAGCCCTTACTCCCAACCTCGCCCGGCTTGTCGGTCGTGGGCTCGTCGCAGTGCCACAGGCTGCCGCCCCAGGTCACCGTGTCGCCCGGCACGTAGTCGCCAGGACTGAACACGCCGCGATAGATCATCACCGGCAGTTCAAGCTTTTTACGGATCTCGGCGCCGCTGGAGAGCACCAGAGCCAGCTCGAACCCCCTCTCGCCGGATTGCTCCACTACTGCGGAACCGACGCCCTCGACGACGCACTCCCATCCCTTCATGCCCGTAGTCCGCTCGAAGGAACGCCATAGGCCACCCAAATGCTTGGCATAGGTGCCGCGGGCGTACGCCTTCTCGGGACTGATCTCCGGCAGGATCTCCAGCTGCAAGGCATCTCGGCCTGGCTCGCCATCTTTCGGCAGGACCAGGCCCTGCATCACCTTGGCGACTTCTTCTGCGATGATTGGTCGGAGATCTTCTGACGTTACACTGACCCCAGGTTGCGCTGGGGGTAGGGAGTCGACCGCATCCTTCACGGCCTCGAGCAGCATCGGGGCAATATCTTCTAGTGAGACCGATGTACCATCTTTGGGCGCTGGCAGCTTGGCAACCTCATCGGCCACTGCCAGACGAATCAGCTCGGGGTCGGCGTCCTTTCCATTCTCCGGCGTTGGTATGAGCTGCGCTGCCTCTCTGGCAACTTCTTCGACATCTAGCGGAGGAATACCCTCGATGGACTTCTTGAAATCCTCGCGCAGGACGGAATCCCGTTGATCCAGGTCTTTCGACAAAGCCTCTCGGAATGATGTCAGGGCTTTTTCGACAAACCCCTTCAGGACCGGTGCGAGCGCTTTGGCCTGTGCCTCAAGTTCACGCAGATTCAAGATTCAACTCCTTCTCAACCAATAGCGCGAACACCCGCACCTGATTCTCCAGATCCTCGGGCGGCAGCTCTTCCGGCAAGGGTGCTGCTGGTGGCGGCGCGGCGACAGGAGCTTTCCCGAACGGATCGGCTTGCGCATCACGGCGCGCAATGGCCGCAAGGCTGTAGTTCTGCTGCTGGATCATCGGAGAGTCGCCACCTTCAACCGGCGCAAGACCTGCTCGGCGGCGCGCCTCGTTGGGCTTCATCCAGCCTCCACCCACAGCGTCGTTGTTGGCCTTGTACAAAGTCGGCGTATCCATGCGCAGCAGGCCGTCAAGATCGAACTCCGTACCGTATGGCGAAGGCAGTTCCAAGCCTTCGTCCAGGCACAGCTCTGCCGCCTCGATCAGTGACTGAAGGCAGTCGGAGTAATACGCCTGGTTGGAGATCTCAGCGCCGGCATTGGTTGGAGTTGCACCCACCCCAACCTTGTACCCAGGTACATGAAAGACCGAGCACACCGTCTCTGCCGACCACTTCAGTTGCTCGATAAGCTGCGAATCGGCGGCAGAAAGTGCCATCGATTCGTACTTCAAGCCATCACCCAGGACAGCCACTTTGCCGGCGTTATCGCCGGAGTAATTGGCATCCCAGTGAGCCTTGAGGCGTTTTGCGGTGTCCTCGCCAATCGCCCCCGGCGCGGTCAGCACTCCACCCGGCTTCGAACCGTTCTGGAAGAACCTGGCTGAGTTGTTCTGGATGGCATTGCCCTGCATCGCAGCCAGGCCACATGCATAAATAGGCGAGACACCAACCAACGGGTGGAACAGACAGTTCATGCGATCGTGAATGATCTCACTCGCTGGAACGGTCATCCCTTCCTCGAGGGTCGACAGGTTGTCAGCCATCAGACGGTAGAACACGCTGCCATCGTCAGCAACCAATGGCACTACGCGACGCGGGTCGAGCACGAACATTTTGCTCACCACGCCACGACCATCCCTGATCTTCAGCACATAGGTGTTGCCACTGGTCAGTTTCGACAACATCCAGGTCTCATAGAACTGGATACGGTTCTGGTAGTGGTTGGGCCGCTTGATGACCGGAGAGAACGATGGGCTTGATGTTTCTTCCCACACCTTCTGGTCGGTAAGCTGTATCAGCTTCAAGCGTAGTTTTGCAATGTCCGACGCAATGAGGGTGATGCAGGCGAACACGGCGGAGAAGGCTAGGACAGTGTCCTGATTCACCTCGACATTGTGCTGCCAAGCCCCAGCACACGCCTCACGCACCACCCCAAGCCAGCCGCCGCGATTGTCAGCCGGCCGCAAGCCCTTCTCTTCGGACTTCTTGCCCCATTTGAACAGTCTCATCGCGGCTCCACCGATTATTCAGACTTCATGTCGCGGCGCTTGTAGGTGCGCTTCGCGGGTGTTGGCGACCCCTTCTGTTCCTGCTCAGTTAAGGCGTCGGCTTCATCGTCAAGCCGAGCATTGCTGATCGCCCTCAGCAGCCTGACATCGCGATCACGGGCCTCGAACGCATCACCCGGGAACAACTGCCGCCCGGCATAGCGGAATTCTTTCAGAGCAACCATTTGCATGGTGACTTCCCTCCAGGTAGGGCCGGGATCTACCCCGGCCCTGATGGATCAGGACTCGTAGTTGGCCGAGTCGATGTAGCCCACCGCCTGCAGGCGACGGCGCTTCCAGTTGATGAAGCGCTCGGCGCGCAGGGCCACCATGTTGTTCTGCCACAGGCTGACCAACTCGGTAGCACCAACCGCAGGCGCGCTGTCCATCTGCAGGGACGCCTCACGGCTCACGTCGATGGTCACTCCACCATCGTCAGCCAGCAGGATCTCCGATGCCTTGGCCAGGATGAGCCGCTGGCCTGCGCCGGTAACCGGGCTGCCCGACCCAGGGTTGGCCGGAACGCTTTCCGACACGATGACTGGCAGCCCCATGAAGGTGCCGCCGTTCATGTCGATACCCGGGAACTCAGCCTGGCCCAGGGCATTGGTCATCATGCCGATGGTCAGGGCCATGGTCGGGGTCATGATCCAGACCGCGCCAGCCGGGGTCATGTTGGCAGCCAGGAAGGCAGCGAACAGTCGCTTCACGTCCGCTTTCAGCGCGTCGGCGGTGGTGCCACTGGCGACGATCGGCGTTACGCCGTGAGTGATCGATGCGGGCGAAACCTCGGCCACCTCGGCAATGGCTGGGTCGACGAAGGCCACATCGAGGAACTGCGCCATCGATGCGGTGAGGTCCGCCTGCACCAGGGCCTCGGCGCTCGGGTTGCTGAAGCGCACCAGCTCATCGGTCAGCACCACGATGCCCGCGGCCTTGGTGAAGCGCAGGGTAGTGGTGTCGAACGCCAGGGCGGAAACCGGCTTGGGCTTACCCTCGCCAACCCAGTTCACGCTGGAGCCGGAGGTTTGACCGGACATCTTGATGTTGAACGGCACGCGGCGCAGCCCCTGGATCTTGCCGATGATGGTCTGCGGGCGCAGCAGTTCGATGAACTCGCTCGCCATGGTCTGGTACTCGACCAGCGGTGCCGCCCAGGCCGGGTCAGTGGTGGTGCCAGCGGCAACCGCAGCCTTCAGTACGGTCACGACTTCGGGGGTGGATTCCTCCCAGCCCTTGGCGACCTCGACCGCTTGCATCAGGTTACCCTTCGAGCGCGCCAGCGCGATAGCGTAGCGGGTGAAGGAAGTGCCCTTCGGCAAAGTTCGCTCGACGCGAATCACTGCGTTGTCGCGCACCTCGTGACCTTTGGACACGCTGCTCACACGGCCAGGCTCTACCGGCTTGGCGCTGGATGCCATGGACTTCTCCAGGCCGCGCAGGCGCCCCAGGTGGCCATCGATGGACTTCAGTTCGCCCTCGATGTTGTCGTACTCCTCCGACTCGGAGGCGTCCAGGGTTCGGCCTTCCTCGGCCGCTTTGGCCATGATTTCCTCGAGTCGCGCTGCCTTGGCGGATCGGGTGCTCTCGAAGGATTTGATTTGTTCCTGAATGTTCATATCGCCCTCCTCGGGCTTCGCAGATTTTGTGATGGGTGCCGAAGCGCCGGCAGGGGTGATGCGTACGACCGGCAGCGCTGTGGTGCCAGTCGCGGCGCGCTGCTCGCGGTCGATGGATTTGATGGTCTGGATGCTGGCATCAGAGTTGGCCGGTACCGTCACGGCGGAAAGCTCCAGCCACTCCCACTTGAGGAAGCGGCGGCCCCAGCTGCCATCGATATTGGCCGACTCAATCGGCGAAAATCCGATGGACAGGCCGCGAACCAGCTTGGCCTTGATGGACTGCCAAGCCTCATCGAGCCGGTCCTTCAAGGCGCCAGGCTCATCGACCTTAGCCAGTTCGACGGTCACCTCGATGCCAGCAGCCGTAACGGTTGCCTTGGTCACATGGCCAACCGGCTGGTCGTGGTTGTGCTGCCACAGGAAAGGAATCGGCAACTTGAATTGCGCGCCCTTTGGCTCAACCACATCGTCCATTCGGTCAGGCGAAGGCGTGGTGGCGATGCCAGTAATCACCCGCGCGTCATCGTCCACCGCCTTGATTTCAAGGAGGCTGTAGGCTCTGTTCATTGGGTACCCCAGAAATGCAAAAGCCCGCACTGGGCGGGCCTGGCTTAGCCTGTCGGCTACGAGTTGAGGAAAAACATCTGGTACTTCTTGGCCGGCGGCGACGGGTTTGTCGCCATCAGCGAAACAGCGTTAAGCAACGCCATAACAGGGTCAATCTTGGCTGTACCGCTGGCCTGCTTGGTGATCAGCACCGAGTTGGCTCGCGACTCGATCCGGGCATTACCGACGCACCAGTCCATCAACGGCTGGTCGGCATGGAACAGCTTGCGCTCTGCCAACTTGCGTTCTGCGATACTGATGGCTCCCACCAGCTTCCAGCCTTGCGGGATGCCGAAAATTATCTTCTCGTCGATGTTCCTGCTGAGCAGCTCCTCAAGCATGACCTTGTGGGTCTTCTCAGGGTCCATGCCGATAGCCGCCAGCAGGCCGGTGCCGTAGATCATTTCGACAACGTCCGCCACCGCCGCGACATCGCCCGGCAACTCCTTGATGATGACCAGATCTCCGTCCCGCTCGAAGTCTCGGTACTTGGACTCCTCCGACTTTCTGCGCTCAAGAGCTACTGGATGAGCCCAGGCCATGGAGGTGGATATCCATTCATCTCCTCCCCGCCGTCGACCAATCACTGTGAAACCGAGAAGGTCATCCAAGCCGCCACCGTCGATACCGATGGTGACGACCTCTGACTGATCGAGCAGCGCCTGAAGACTTAGCGACTCATCGGCTTGAGCCTCCCAGAAATCAGCCCCAGTCCATCGGTCTGAGCGAAGATTCAGGCCGATCTCAATGTTCAGATGCTTCGCCAGGAACTTTTGAAGCGAACCATCGCCGGCGCCCTGCTTTTTGCGCAGCTCGTCTTGCAGCCACTCGGCACTGACAGAGCGCCCCAGGTTGGGGTTGGTGATGTAGAAATTCTCTGGATGCAGGTACGACCGGTCTTCGATCATACCCTTGGGGAATTCGTAGAGAATCCCCAGCGTCTTGCGATCCTCGATGACGCCATCACGAACATCCCTCCAATACTGCAGCCGCTCCTTGAACACTCCAGCTGGTGGCTCATCGCTTTGGGTGGTCAGGTAAATAACCCACCCTTCGTCCCGGGAGATCTGGCCGCCCAGCGCCTCCATGAACATCGCTTCGGCGCCTGGCTTTTTGCCGAATACCCAAAGCTCGTCCACCAGAACCTTGCCAGACTTCTTGCCTGACACGGTGTCGGTGTCTGCCGCTACGACTTTCAGGCTGTTGCGCGTCGTGCGATCGGTGATCGTCCGGATGTGGTCCTGAACGTGAAACATCGCTGACAACTCTTCGTCAGCGCGAACCATTGCTGCGGCTGGTTTAAAGGCGTTGTCGGCCACTTCTCGAGTTGGCGCCAGGATCAAGTGCTCCTCTTCCTCGCGCCAGCACAGAATCAGCGCCGTCAGCATGATGCCGGCGGCAATGGTGGATTTGGTGTTCTTCTTGCTGATCAGCAGGCCGAACTCGCGGATCAGCTGCTTGCCGGTTTCCGCGTCGTACCCACCAAAGATTGCCCGGACGAAATCAAAAACCCACTCATCACAGCAGTCCGCCATTCGCGGCTTGCCGGGAAGATCCGGAACCTTGAGTTCCTTGAAGATCTGAACAGCGCGTTCGGCCTCATCGGCAAAAATCGGCGGCGGGATGATCGACTGCCTACGAACCAACCGCCTTTCCCAATCCCGGCATGCGGTGGTCCATTCCATCGCTACACCTTCTTACCGTTTGCGGCAGCCAGGCGGGGCGGCGCCTGACGAGTGAATTTGCTAGCGGCCTGCTCCGCCGCCTTCTGCCGCTCTTCCTTCTTGCCGCCCTCGCCTTTGCGTGGGTGCAGAAAAGGCATCAGTGCTTTGGCTGCGTCGACGCGCAGCTTGGGCTCTGAGCCGGAATCGTTCATCACGGCCAGCAGGAAATCCTTTGGGTCTCGATGAAGCAGGGCTGCGCCCAGGTCGAAGCCTGCTGATTCAACATCGTCACCGGGTGCTTCCGGGGTCTCCTCGGGCGGAGGCTGTTTAGCACTGCCTTTAACAGGATGTAGAGCGTTGAGCTTGTGCAGTTCATTAACCACGTCAGGGTCTTTTGCCAGCCGAGAACCGGCTGCAGATGCCGTCTTTTCTGGGCATCCAGCTGCAATGGCTGCGTCTCGATTGGACGCACCTCCCCTGACAGCGTCAATGAACCGACGCTTTTTGGGTGTTAAAGCCATTAACAAAAAACTCCAGGGAGGAAAAAATCTGCGAATGAGTTGGGCGCGGTGTCCGAGCGAAAAAGGTTTTCAGATCAGACCCACCCCCCACCTAAAACGCCCCAAAAAAGGGCTGAGATCGGGGGTGTGACGTGCTTCAATCGGCCTAGCCTCGACCTCGCGCCGCCTCAGTCGCCGTCTTCGCCTGGTGGCAGGGGACACACAGCGCCTGAAGATTGCTGTCATCGTCCGAGCCGCCTTCGGCGACGTTGATGACGTGGTCGACCTCAAGGTCTTTCGTGACCAGACCGCAGGCCCGGCAGGTGTACTGATCACGCAGCAGAATGCGCTCACGGATACGGCGCCATGGCCTGCCTCCTCGACCAGAACCCCACTGCGTTTGCTGTACCTGCTGGACGGGCGCGACCTCAAGCATCTTGACCTTGGCCTTGAGGGTGTTGAGCTTACCCATCACCGCAAAGCCATAACGGGCGCGCCGCTCAGGTAGGTCGATGGCGGGGCATCCGGGTCTGCTTCCTCACCGTCGGCCAGCGCTTCGATCAGGGCTAGATTCTGCGTTGCGATCTGCTCGAGCAGACTGGTCTGCTTCTTCTGCTCGGCCAGCATGTCGGCCATGTTCGGTTGTAACTGGGCCGTGATGCCACCATCGAGAACCAGGGCCTGAAACCCAAGACGCTCAGCCTGTGCCTGCATCATTGCCTGGGCCTTCTCCCGCTGGTCTTGAGTTAGCACCTGAGGAATGCTGACCACCAGCAGGTCGCCCCGCTTCAGGCTCAGCTGTTCGATCTGTTTCGAAAAGGTTTCTTGCTCGCTCATGCCCAATCCTCAGCCACTTGGCTATCCACTCGCGCCGGGCGGCGCATCCACTACAGGCCACCGGTCACCACCCTTTCACCGGGGTCAAGAACCCATGTGCCATCTGCCGGGATCGAAGCGACACCACCACCATCGAAGTACATGAAGTACCTGTGCTCAAAGCGCCAAGGACCATGCCGCTTGCAGATGACCAGCTGCACGTCATCGTCCATCAGAACGCGCATTGATGAGCCCGGCCTGAAAGCTTCGTCACATTCGTTGCAAGCCATCACCAACCTCCTGCCATCTTCGTTCCGACCACCACGCCCATCAGGAACACCAGCACCACCAGCGTCACACCAACACCATGAGCATGCGGCATCGCACCATCACGCATAGGAGGCGGTGCAGGTGGCAGCGCCTGCTCGATCTTGACGCAAGCCTGGCATAGGAAGCGGTCATGGCTGATCTTGAGAGGCTCAGGCTCAGTCTTCACCCATCGACACCGGGAACACTGGAACTCGCAGAGCATTGGCTATCTCCTGTACCAGGTCAGTTGGTAGCACCGCGCATCAGGCGGCACCTCAGCGATGGGCCAGCGCAGGCAGTCCATGTGCTTGCGCTCTGGCCGGGTACGACTAATCCGGAGCGTCTGCACCAGGTAGGCAGATCCAGCAGCGGTTGTGATGAAGTCGCCAACCGCGATGCCGTCAGCGCAGTCCACGTACAGCTTGCAGGGTGTGTAAGGCGCTCGCGTTCTGGCCATCGCCTGCTCCCTGCGCTACTCGCCGTTCCAGCCCAGCAACTTGAGCTGGTCATCAATCGCGGCCAGCTCAGCCATGAAGTGAGCCTTCAGAGGCCCGGACACCGAGTGCAGGACAGCCTCATCCTGGTAGTCGCCGGTGATGGCCAGTGACACGCCCTTGCCGCTCAGCACCGTGTCCAGCCGACGCTGCACCTGATCACGGGTATGGAAAAGGCTGCTCGCGGTCGCGATCTGCTGTCGGTTCATCTGTGTCTCCGCGCCACGAAACGGCGCATGTCGATTTTGTGGCGCGGATCATTCCGCTTTGCGGGTAGGCAGCTTGAAGTCAGTCACGCGGTCAGCAATGGAACGGACCTTGTCCACGCCAAGCAGGCCGACCCAGCCACCGACGAAGGCGGCCATGCTTTGCGGTAGGCCGAAGAATTCGAAGCCGCTGATCATGGTCAGGGTCAGGCCGCCGCAGATGGCGCCTTCGACCAGCATCTGGCGACGGGTGCCACCGCCGTAGGTGATCCGGAGGACTGCCATCGCGCAGGAAAGGCCAGCCGCGTACAGGAGGGGCGAATGCTGGCTCAACCACGCAAGAGCAATCGCCCAGGTGTCTGGTTTGTCTGGCATGTTGGACATACTCGATTCCTCCCGGGGCGGGAGCAGGGTTACTTGGTGGAGGTGATCGCGGCGACCAGCAGGGCATGACCCTTGGTCAAGTCAGTGCGAGCCAGGCTGGCGATGGAGCGATCGACGGCAGAGTGTCCGCCGAGCAGGAAGTCGAGCTCGAACAACCGTTCCTTCAGCTCGACGACCCCCTTCAGGACGCCAGCCTCATACTCGGTGCGAGTCTCGGCGACGATGCGCTGTACGTCCTCCAGGGCCAGGCCGACACCTGCCTGATGGACGCTCGTGGTAAAGGCGGAGAAGGCGGAGAAGGCACCACCAGACCCAGAGAAGACCGCGCCATACACCACGCCATCGGCATGGAAGAATTCCGGCAGCGAAATACGGACCAGTGTGCTCACCTGCTTGGGCAGCTCGGTGTCGAGCAGCTGGCGGGTCAGGGTCAGATACTCGCCCGGGTCAACCTTAGACAGGCTGGCCAGGCTGGGGCCCAGGCGATCAAGGTTGCCGCCAACGACAGCGTCGATGACGCATTGCTTGAGGCGCTTCGACTCTTCGCTCATGTGTTTGCTCCAGAAACGAAAAAGCCCCGGCAGGTGACGAGGCTTGGAATTCGTAGATGCCGCTTACTCGGCAGTGGTCAAGTGCAGGCGCACCGCTTCATCCTGACCCTGGCGGTGCTCGCGCACCAGTTCAAGGCCTGGGCCGACGATATCGAGGTTCTTGCCTTCAGCATCGCGGATGGCGGTCAGGCGGGCGATCAGGTCATCAAGGGTCGTGGCCATGTATCTTCTCCAGAAACAGGAAGGCCCCGCACAATGGCGAGGCCTGGGAACGAAAAAGCCCCGACACATTGGCCGGGGCTTTCGGGGTTCGCATTTTCAAAACGCAGAACCGCAATGTGGGTAATTAGATTCTCATTTTCTCACCGCGTCAAGCGGCTTCTGCAATGAGGCCCGCTTCGTCGAGAATGACCGCAGCTGAGGCGAAGGCTTTGTCCAACTCCTGCTTGAGCCATCGCCGAATATCTGACCTCCACCGGTACAGCGTCTTTTCCGGTGTTGGTGAGTCGAGGTTGTCCCAGGTGTGGAGCACCATGAATCCCTCTGGCAGATTGGACACCGCCCAGGCTGTAACGCACTTCTGCCGGAACAGCCAATGCGCCTTGCCCGGTGCCGCCCTGGCCACATACTGGATGGCAAGCGCCCTTTCCTGCTGCAGCGACTTGCTGTTGTCGACCTTGTAGAACGCCTCAAGCAGGTTCCAGTGCAGCGGCGAAAGCACCCTGTGCAGCAGTGAGCGGGTCATCGAGTCCTGGGTGAGCTGGTCGAAGCGATCCAGCGGGCACGGGTTGTCGCCCTTTCCTGGCTGAGACCCTGGAGGCTGATACTTGCCCTGCCAGGCCTGGCCCTTGTGCAGCGATATTGCGTCGAGGGTCATGGCCCTGACAACGCCGTGTTCGACGTCACGATAGACTGTCATGCAGCCCTCCGAATGCGGCGTGGTGGCGGGTTGTCATCCAGTCCCAGTAGGTCGCGCAGCAGTCGGTCGGCCAGCTTGCTCTTGGCGTTGCCTTCCATGACCCAGCGCTTGCAGTACTCACCGAACTCGATGTTGATCCTGGTGGCGTGCCAACTCGCAACCATATCGAGCAGACAGGCCATCGCGGCCGCGCCGCCGAGCTTCTCCTGACCCAGGTGCTCGCCTGCGATTTTCAGGAACTTGCGCTCATGCTCCTGAAGGGATTTACGCGGCAGTGCCGCAGTTACATTGGTCATCGTGCGGCACTCCATACGTGCAGAATTTCACCTGGGCGCTGGTCAGTGCGCGCCTCCACCGATACGGCCCTGGCCCAGGACCGGTAAGCCTGCTCGGGGGTCTCACCAGCGCCAGCCCATGGGTGCTGCTCGGACATGCATCGCCAAGAGCCGGCGTATCGCCAAATCTTCACCTTGGGCAGCCGACCAGTGAAGCCGACCTTGTGCGCCGCGAGCCAGGCCTGGACAGCAGGCCATATGATTTTCTGCTCATCAGGCTTGAACTTGGACTTGTGGCCGCTGGACACCTCGGCCAGGCCGTACTCCTCATTTGCCACCCACATCACGAAGCCCGTGGGCGAGTGCTCCAGCTCATAACCCTTCATGCGCCAACCCCAGTCGCCCGGGAAATCGCGCAGCGATGCAGCGATGCGCTCAGCCTCGGGGTAGCGGCTCCCAATGACGAACGGCGGCAGGCCTGGCGGAAGCACAGCGGCTTCCGCGGGATTGGCCGGTTGACACCCGGCAGGCTCACGCTTTGGCGCCAGCACCCGAGCAATCAAGTTGAGTGGATTCATCGCAACACCTCCAGGTCTTCATCCACAACACGCACACACTCGTCGAAAACCTCCTTCGGCACCCGGGCGTTCAGCTCGCGCAGAATGGCCTTGTCACGGTCCTGCCAGGCTGGGCAGTTGCGACGAGCCTCGACCCGCAGCGCCCTCATGTGCTGAACCAGGCGCTGACGGTCGCGGTTGATGTGCTTGAGCGCCGCCTTCGCGCGGTGGTACCAGTCAGGATTGGCGTACTTGCCTTCTGCAACGGCCTTGCCCTTGGCCTGGCCGATCTGGCACTCCAGGCGGATGGCATCGCGGGCCAGGGCTTCCTCAAGCACCTCGCACTCGGCAAGGGTGGCGGGTAGCTCAACTGGGCCGCGTGGGCCGGTGGCCGGTTCAGGGGTGTTGTCACTGGCAATGGGCTGCTCGGCGCCAGCTCGCTTGGCCACGGTGGCCGATACGACAGGTCGGGCCGGGGTGAGGGCTGGTGGTTTGTTGCCTGGCCACAGATCAGAAAGTTTCACGATGCTTGCTCCCCTTACGGTGCTTGGAGAAATTCAGGACGCGGCCCATCTCGACTTCGTCGTCAGGTGGGAGTCGGTTGCCGACGAAATTGACAAAGCGGGCGTACTGTCCTTGGCGCTGGACCAGGCACGAGCCCTGGGGCGCCTGACGACCCTTGTCGAGGATCAGCTCGGTAACGCCCTGCTCACCCGCTTCCGACTCGGGGTCGTGGTGGACCAGGATCACCGCATCAGCGTCCTGCTCGATCTGGCCGGAGTCACGCAGGTCACTGGCCTGGGGCTTCTTGCCTGGACGACTCGCCGGGTTTCGGTTCAGTTGCGCCAGCACCAGCACCGGCACACTCAGCTCCTTGGCCAGGTTCTTCAAGGCAATCGAAATCTTGGCCACGGCATCGGTACGGCTCTGGTTCTTGCCCTCCGCGCCCACCAGGCCCAGGTAGTCGATCATCAGGATGTCTAGGCCCTGCTCGCGCTGGAGCCTGCGAGCTTCCGACCGGATGGCGCTCATGGTCATGCCGGGAGTGTCGTTCAGGTACAGCTGGGCAGCCTCGATCCTGCTGCCGGCCGTACCGATGCGCTGCCATTCGTCCTCGTCCAGGCTCTTGACCTCCTCCATGCGGCGCATGTCGATGCCGCCCTGGGAGGCGATGGTGCGGACGGTCAGCTCCTTCTCGTCCATCTCCAGGCTGAAGATCAGGCCCACGCCAGAACTGCGGATGGCGACGTGGTTGACGATCTGCAGGCCAAGCATGGTCTTGCCGCTGCCGGGGCGTCCGGCGATCACCACCATGCTCTTGGGGCGCAGAAAGCCAATCAGCTTGTCCAGGTCGGCCAAGCCGGTGGATAGCTTCGGCGGTGCTCGGTCATCCAGCACCTCCTGCATGCTGTCGAAGACCTTCGGCAACACCTCGGCCATGCGCTTGTACCCGGCCTTCCCGGCGCTCTGCAGATCGCGCAGATCAGCCATGGCTTGCTGAGCCTGAGCGATGATCTCGTCCGGAATGACTCCGCTGGCGACCGAGGCCTCAGCCGAATGCCCGATGCCGATCACTTGGCGGATCACTGCCCATTGCTTGACCTGCTTGGCGTAGGTCATGACGTTGGCCACTGAGGGCACGTCTCGGCTCAGCTCTGCCGCGTAGGCCAGCGTGTTCTTGCCGCTGGGCAGGAGGCGCTGCACATCGCCGACGGTCACCGCATCCACCGGCATACCCCGCTCCCGGCAGTCGCGGATCACATCGAAAAGCGCTGCGTGGTCGTCGTACAGGAAATCCGCGCTGGTCATCTGGCCAACAATGTCGTCAGCCAGTCCAGTGTCGCCATCCAGCGAGGCGAGCATGATCGCGCCCAGGACGCCCTGCTCAGCCTCCGGGTATCCCATCACCAGTTCGCCAGTCATGCGTCACCTCGCGCCGAAGACCATGTGAACAGAACGACAGGACCACCAGCATCGGTCAGGCGGTCGACAGCGCGATCACCCAGGCACTTGCGCAGACCGACCAGCCCCAGGTTGGAGATCACGATGGTTGGCATGAGATTCCGGTACCGCAAATCGATCACCTCGAACAGCACCTGGCGCTCGAAGTCGCTGCCGTGCTGGACGCCCACCTCGTCGATTACCAGCAGGTCAGGCGCCAGCAGGCCGGCATACACGTCGCGCTCGCTCTGCTGGGAGGCTTTGTCGAAGGTCATTTTGATATCGCGGATGATCTCGATGGCCATGGTGTACCGCGCCGTGGTCCCGAACTCGCGAATGACGTGCTGGGCTACAGCACAGGCCAGGTGGGTCTTGCCGGTGCCGACATCGCCCAGCAGCATCATCGAGCGGCCCAGCTCCCAGTTGCGCTCGAACCCACGGGCGTAGCCATGGCACTCGTTCAGCGCAACAGCTTGACCTTCGGTGTCGGCTCGGTAGTTGTCCAGGGTCGAGGCCCGGAAGCGCAACGGAATGCCAGAATCCAGCAACCTGGCGTTCGTCGCTCGGTCGCGCCGGATAGCCAGCGCAGGCTTGCGGATCTCGTCGTCGTTCGAGTGGACGGCGTCGAACTGGCAGCGCGTGCAACCCTGCCAGAAGTGCTCGCCCGAGAACGACTCGATCAGCTCGTCGGTGTAATCGCCGTGCACACGGCACTGGCCATGCTTGTATTCGAGAATTTGCGGTGCGTTCATGGTCTTGCTACCCGGTAAGTCCCGTCAGGCTGGCGAACCAGGCCTTCGGTGTGGTCAATCTTGTCGAGGTCGAGGTGGTTGGATTGGCTTGCCCCTCTGGTGCCGGCGGTCCAAGCCTCTTTTTTCAACCGGTCGACAATCCAAGAGGTCTTGAGCCCCTGCCAAGCTGCGGTCATTGCCTCAGCCAAGGCCTTATCGGGGCTGATGCCCGCCGCTCGACACCCCTCAAGCTCGGCCAGAACGTTGTTCCAGATCGTCAGATTCAGGGGACCCTTCTTCTTCCGGAACTGGAAGTAATCACGGGCGGTTTGTTCGCTCAGATCGGGGGGGGCCAGTTCAAGCATTTGCTCTACCGTGAACCCATCACTTCCCTTCTTACGGTTCCTTGATGGTTCACCTTTGGGTTCTATTACGGTTCTGGGGGCATCTGGTGCCGGGGTGTCCGGCATCTGGTGCCGGGGTGAGGGGCACGTGGTGCCGGGGTCCCCGGCATCTGGTGCAGGGGGGCATTTAATGCCGGGGGCATAAGATGCCGGGGTTACGATGTAATAGGTCGACCGCCCGGCACGCTCTTTCGCCACCAGTAGGCCGACACTTTCCAGCCAGCGGATCGCGTTGCGCACCGCCCGTTCCTTCAGGCAGGTGCGCTCGCAGATCCTGGCGATGGAAGGCCAGCACACGCCGTCGTCGTTGGCGTTGTCGGCCAGAGAGATCAGCACCGACTTCTGGGCAGCGCTCATCTCGAGCGGCCAGCAAGCAGTCATCAGGATGGTACTCATTCGCGCCCCCTTCTCAGCCGCTCCAGGTAGCCAGGGCTATGCAATGGTTGTTCAAACCACAGCGGCTGCTGGCCACCAACCTTTCCGGGATTTCTCGCCTCAGTGGCCATGTCGCTATCCCAGGTCGACAGCGGCTCACCATCGCCGTCGAAAGCCTTGAGCAGTTCGATCAGCCGCACCGAGAAGAATTTTCGGGTCGGTGAGAATTGCCGATGCTCGAACTGATCCATCACCTTCTCGAGGTAGGCTTCAGGATTCTCAACCTCGGCGTAGTAAGCAACGACGTAATCGTCGGGCGCCCCTGGCGAAAGCGACAGATCCTCGGCAACCTTGGTGGGCGAGCCATGCGAGCAACCCAACATGTAGACGCCAGGCATCACGGGGCAAAAAAGGATGAAGACGAAACCGTAGTGGCTCATGTCAAATCTCCAGCTCGGCGGTCACCCGCTTGATGAACTCGTCGTAGCTCTCGCTCATCACCAGCCCCTGGAGCTCCAGCGCTTCGCGATAGGCCTTCGCACTTCCGTAAAGCACCCAGCGGTCGCGATCTGGCAGATCGCGGAAGCCGGCATAGCTTGGCCATGGACCGCTGATGATCGTTGCGCCAGCGCGCTGCTGGGGCGCCTGGGCGGGTTTCGGGATCGTGGTCATTGCAGGGTCTCCGAGGTCGGGGCGTTGATCATCACGGCACTGACGCTCTTATCCTGCAGTTCCGTGCGAGCCCCAGCCGAAAGCCGGCAAATCAGCACGCTCAGGGCATTCAGGGCGTCCAACGAATGGCTTCTTGCAAGGTCCAGGTCCACCAGTCGAGGGCAGTTGCCCTGGATGTGCTCACTGACCCTGCTCGCATAGTTGAAGCCGACCTGTGCCAGCTCCAGGTCAGGCAATCCGGAGAAAGCCTTGGCAGGCAGCGGGTGTACGGGGGATTGCCGGATAGGGATCAGCAAACGCGGCTGCTCGCCGGAGAGAAGGCAACGCCTCTGCTCCTCAAGATGCTCGGCAGACACTTCTTGCACGCTGTGCCCGGTACGCCGGCGGAACAGAACGGCAAGCCCCATGCAGGCCTCCATCAGACCTACATGGACTTCATCCCGATCGCGAATCTTGACGCCCTCCTCTGCCGCTTCGACCGCGTCCGCGACACTCTCGAAGCACATCATTAGCAGCGCGGCGTCCTCGAACTTCTCGAAGAACGCTTCGTCGATAACCTCTACCTTGGGCGCCCGGGGAAAATCGATCACCTTGCTCATTGGGCACGCTCCAGGCGCTCAACCAGGCCGCGCAGCTTGCGTTTCAGCTTGGTGGTCAGGGCACGCTGGTCAAACCAGCGGCTGTAAGCTCCCTCGGTGAACTGGACAACCCCGCGATACGCTGGGTCTTCGAAGTCGAAACGGGTGCGCTCGCCATTACCTGGGCGGCCGTGAGCCCGGAAATAGGTCGCGTACATAGCGCTCAGCTCGCGTTTCAGCGAGTTGCGAAGTATCTCGGCGCGCTGGAAATCAATGGCCACCTCGGCAATCTGATTCATCAGTTGTTCGTGGGTCAGCTTGGCTTTCATTGGTGTTCTCCAGCAGCGCCGAACAGCTCGGCCAGGTCAATTTGGTAGACGGCTGCCCAGGCGGCAGCAGGCCAGGAGCGAACCCAGCCGAATCGAGGATCTTGGACTTTCGGGGCGCTCACTCCGTGGCTGTCGCACCAGTTCTTGAGCGGGCGGAAACCCTGACCGCCGAAGCTGCGGTGTGCAGCTTTCTCCACCGCAGTTACGGTGGCGTGCTGGCAGCCACGGCCGAGCTCGTTTTCCAGGTGCATGACCTTGCGCACAGCTGCGGACGCGGTGGCCATCGCCGTGGCTTCGCGGCGGCTACCGATCTCGGCCTTGGTGGCGACCGCCTGGTCCCGCTGCTCAAGCGCCAGCTGCTCCGAACGCTTCGAGGCCAGCAGGTGCTCCAGGGCAGTGATGTAGTCGGTAGGCAGCGCGGGCGCCTGCTCAGGTGCTGGCCGGAAGTAACGCTCCACCAGCTGCTCCTGAACCTCCCATGCCAGGTCGTCGGTGAAGGCCTTTACCAGCATCAGGTAGCCACGCTCAGTCATCAGGACGCCCTTCGAAGTCCTTGGCGCGAATGCCTGCTCGATCGACTGCGTACGAATATCGTCCGCAGTTACTTCGAAGAAGTGGCGCTCCTGGCTAAACCGGCCCCGGTGCTCGTTGAAGTTCCGGCGGGCTGTACCGTCGGGCCGCTCATGCACCTGATCGATCATCGCCAGGGTGACGACGCGCTGACCGCGATACTCGACGATGGGTAGTTGGGTGTTGTGGATGGTGACGAGATTCATGACCGGGCCTCCAGCGTGTTCATGACCTCGCAGAAGTCTTTGTGTACCTGGTCGCTGATCAGCACGACCCCATGCAAGATCGCTTCGATATCCGCCTCATCAAGTTGCGGCGCCGGATCGCTTCCGCGCAGGGCTTCGTTGTTGAGGGCGATCTTCGCCAGACGGCTGACAACCAGAACCGCGTTCTCGACCCGGTCAGGCAGAGTGGCTTCCAGGCTCATGCCGCACCTCCCGCGCCACGATTTCGAGAGGTAGGTTTTTGTGGCGCGGAGCGTGGCAGGCTGTGAAGTTTGTAGTCAGCGCATTGGCTCTCGTGATGAAGCCGGCCAGCCGTGTCGGCTAGGTGCTGGATAAGCCATCCCGTGCTGGTAAGCGACTCATTGCTGAGTTCACCGGTGGTGCCAACCCAGGCCAGAAGCTCTCCAACCGCAGCCAGTCCAGACGTGATCATTCCAGCAGTTTCCGAGGCGGCACTGCTGATGCGCTCCAATTGCTCAACCTGTTCCCCGGTCAAGCAAGCGTCTTCCTTCCATGCTGGCGGAAACTGATTTTCAACGCTAAGCAGCAGATCGCTGAAGCAAGGCACTGACTTACTCATGGCCTGGCACCTCCGGGCTGGAAGCACTGCCCTTCTCCACCGACCAAACGAGCGTGCTTACCGTCTCGCTCAGGAACTTGAGGGCCGACATCGCGTCGCAGTAGACGAGCTCTCCGTAGTTGAGCGAGTCGTACATGTGCTGGCAAATCTGCCCCATTCCAGACGCAAGCACCTTGGCCGTGTGCAATGCGTCCTCCGCGTTGACGCCCCCCCCTACCTTGAGCAGATACAGCCCGCGGTTGTCGATCGGAGTGTCGAGGAAATCGAGCTCGACGGTCTTAGGTGGTTGCGCTGGTGATGGCGCGGTGGTATTTTTCGGGTGCATGAAGTCGTCTCCAAGTGACGAAGATTCAAAAGGTCCCCTGGCAGGGACTGGTTAAAAAGCCCGCCTGGCAGCGGGTTTTTTTGTGCCCTGGATTCGGGTAACCCCAATCATCCACGGAACAAAAAATATGCAACCCCCTCCCCTGAGAGGGTCATGGCCTACCCTGGACGGGCTTGCCGAATAGATGCTCGTGCGCGCATATCACATCTCCCAAAACTGCAACTCATGCCTAATAGTGGGAAGGCAGTGCCCCTAAATCGCGTGTTGTGCGGCAATTTTCTGCCGCCCGGATGTGGAATTGCTTTTAATCGGGGTTAAAGAATTGCCCCTTGCCCCGAAGAAGATTTCGCATGCGAAATTTGATGGTCATGGGGAGGCCTACATAGCGATGTGGTGTTGGGGTCGTTGAGGCCCAGGGTCATTTGCAGAAGCTGGCGCCCACGCTCGATCTCATCAATCAGCACTGGCTTGTCCCGCCTCCAAGCATTCAAAGCGCGGCCCGCGGCGCTGGCGACATCCTTGCGATCGTCGAACTTCTTGCAGGCACGGTTGAGGTTATCCATCGCAGACTGGCTGCCGCGCAAAAGTGCATCAATCTGCTCGTCAGCCCAAATCTCGAAGTCAACTGATAGCCAGCGCGCAAACTTGACCGCCAGTTTTGGATGGAGCCAGCTTCCGCTCGTGGTGGAGTTGCCTCGGCGCGTCCTGACGAGAGTAATGTCGGATTTCCCGACATTACTTTTCGCCATGCGCTCGGTGAGGCGCGCGATGTACTCCTTGGTCGAATCCAGCTCAAGCCAGTGCCCAGGCTTCTTGCCGAAGCGTTCCGCGATCCGCGTAGCATCCAGCCAGCCGTCGCCATTGAACTGCACAACCTGTCCTTCGTAGCTGATTGAGATGACGTTGTTCACTGCGCACCTCCGGCACTGGATAAAACGCCAGCCCCGTCAGCGGAGCTGTGCTGAGTGTCGGTTGGAGGTATCGTTTGATCCAGGGTCGGAGAGAGCTCTGCCAGCATGGGGCAGAGTTCCGCCGCACGGATGAAACCAAGTGTCGCGATCTGGATGCGTAGAGCATTAGTCGGAGAGACAGAATGCTTAGCCCGCAACCATCCGGAAATGGTTGTCTGATCGACGCCCAGTGCCGAAGCTGCCTTTGCTTGAGTTCCAAAATAGCCTATGAGCTTTTGGATGCGGGTATCCATGTGCAGGACCTTTTATGAGCTTTCCCCTAGGCTATATCATGACAACACTCATTTGCAAGCATATGGGTAAAACCCTGAAAATCCTGATATGAACTATAGCGAACGCCTCAAAACCGCCCGTAAGCAGGCTGGCCTAACCCAGGTTGAACTAGCTCGGATTGTAGGGGTTGACCAGACCTCTATATCGAATCTCGAGAGGGGAAAATCACAGGGCTCATCCCACACCGTATCCATCGCTAATGCATGCGGGGTAAGCCCACTGTGGCTGGAGTCTGGTACAGGACCAATGGTGGAAGACCATGTTGTTTACAAAGGACCGGTTCCTGATGGGTATAAGGCCACACGACCGTTCAACACCTGGGATACCGAGTCTCCCCTAGCCGAAGATGAGGTTTACCTCTGGTTCTTGGAAGAGGACCGCGAAGCGCCAGAAAGCGTATTGAGAAATGGCCGCATTTTGCCTGCAGGCTTCGCTATATCCAAGACTCGTAAAATGCGCTTTGATCGCGAGATTCTCGCCAGGCAGCAGATCACCCCAGACAAGGCTTTCTGTGTGGAGGTGAGAGGGAATTCTATGGACCCGGTGCTGCCATCCGGGAGCATAGTCGCAGTGAATACCCAAATCATCGATGCCGATGATGGGAGGATGTACGCTGTAGCTCATAGAGGAAGGCTTAGGGTAAAGCTGATGCATAGCCTTCCTGGCTATTCGGTTCGGCTTCGCAGCTACAATCGCGATGAGCATCCTGACGAAGACTATTCACTCACGGAATCCATGGATGGGAATCTGATGGTGATCGGTCGAGTTTTTTGGTACGCAGCAGTCGTTTAGGTCTACCCAGCCCCGAACACATTCCGGCCTAGAGCCGGATTTTTTTTGCCCCGGCGATGAAATATGATTTATCCCCTTGACTTGAAATATGAGTTAATCCATATTCAACTCATAACTCAGGCAAGGAGCTCCAACCATGACCGCAGCAACCACGATCACCATCGGTAACTGGCAAGGCTTCCTAGGCCGCGGCCTGGCAGAGCGTGAACTGCAATGCGTGCTTGGGGTAGCTCAAGGCCAGAGCAGCAAGGAGCTTGGTCGTGACTTGGGGATAGCTGCCGACAGCGTGAAAAAGCGTCTCGCGTCGGCGATGTTCAAGCTGCAGGTTAACCGCCGGGCGGCGCTGGTTGGCGAGGCGATGAGGCGCGGGCTGATCTCGCCCGCTGCGATCCTGGCTGCGATCTTGGCGGTTCACGGCGCGGTCAGCGACGAGATGCTGCTGAAGGTCCGTCGGGGCGGCGGCGAACGCCGGGTCGAGATGCGCACGGTGGCGCGGCGAATCGAGCAGCAGGTTGCGGTGGCGTAGCAGCGGCGAGCGCCTTCAGTGAGGGCGCTGTCCGGTGCGAAGGCACGATAGGGCCAGGATTGGCTGGGTGGGGCCAGGCTGGGCTCGGCCAGGCATGGCAAGGGCTGTTTACAGCGGTCTGCCCTTTCGTTGAGAGGGCTTTCCGGTGGCGATAGTCATCATAGGGTTGGGCTGGGCCGGGTGCGGCATGGTTCGCCAAGGTAAGGCATGGGCTGCTAGTCAGCGTAATGGCCATTCGTTGAGTGGTCATTGCGGTGCGAAGGCATCACGGGGTCGGGTAGGCCACGGCAGGCTGTGGCATGGCCGGGTTCGGCGAGGCAAGGGCGATAACTCGCAGCGAGGTCACTGGCGCTTAATCCAGTGACAACCTCAAAGCAACTTCCAGCGAGGTTGCTTTGAAGTTCCAACACGCAAAGCACCGTGCATCGCATATGGCGAAAAGGCACACGCAGCTATCTATTGGAGATATACATGCAAACTCTGAAAGTTAAAATCGTAGGCACCCGTCCGCTTCTCGTTCACGCCGACGTGTTCGCCGATCCGCTGAACAAACTTACCAAAGCGCATAAACAACTGACTTCGAAGCGCAAAAAGTCCGACGAAGACCACGAACTTATCGCTCGCAGCGAATGGCGTGGCGGCTTGTATTTCTCGGAAGATATTGGCCCATACTTGCCTGGCATCAACATCGAATCCGCCCTCGTCGCCGGCGGCAAACTTTCTAAGATGGGCACCCAGCTCAAGCGCTCAGTCGAGATCATGGATACGCGCTGCCCGATCATCTACGAAGGCCCGCGCAGCGTCGAAGGTCTGTGGGACGAGCAGTTCTACGATGCTCGTTCGGTCAAGGTCGGCACTGCACGGATAACTCGATACCGCCCACTCTTCCGCTCCTGGGCCGTGGTCTGCGAGATCGCCTACGACCAAGAGTCCATCGACCGTGACCAGGTATTGAAGTGCCTGGAGGATGCTGGACAGTACTGCGGTGTAGGCGACTACCGCCCCAAATTCGGCCGCTTCGCCGTAGAGGTGCTGTGATGGCTGTCGTGCCGCTCAAGCCGAACACTTGGAGCCTGGAAAAGGCGATCGAGCAGTTCAAGGCTGACAAGTTCGAAGACGGCCAGCTCATCAGTCACGCCTGACTTGAGTGGGCGCTCAATCTGCCGAAGCCGACCAGTGCGAAGGAGATGGTCAACTGCCAGTTCATCATCTTGGACCGTGTCGAACAGTTCAAGGAGGCGCTGCTGACCCAGCACCAGATCTACATCGTCAGCGTGCGCGGTAAAGGTTACCGGATCGTCCCGCCGAGCGATCAGGCGTTTATTGCAGTCGACAACGCCATGCAGGGAGTTCGCCGAGAGTTCAGCAAGTGCGAGAAGGTTATGAAGAACACTCGCCTCGGTGAACTTGATGCAGACCAGATCAAGCGGCACACCGATGCACAGTTGAAAGTATCTGCAATTGCCGGGATGGTCGGCAAAGGAAAGCGCGAAGTGTTCAGCCTGTTCAAGGCATAACTTCCGCCCAGTAACACCACAACTTTCATTGACAGCCAAGTTACTCGGCGGGTACTCGCTCGCCCTCGAAAAGGAGACTCACATGCTCATGCTCAGCCGGAACATCGGCAAGGCCGTCATCATCGGCGGCAATATCCGGGTCACTGTGGCCCAGGTGAACGGCTGCCAAGTCCGCTTGGGGATCGACGCACCGCAGGGTGTGGTTGTTGATCGAGAGGAGATTCACCAGCGCCGGGTTGCCGAGGGAACCGCCCAGGACGCGCCAGCTTTCAACATCGACGAGCACGTCAAGCTGGTCGCCGACGCACGCCGGTATCGCTGGCTGCGCGATCAGGCCCTTACCACCGACAGCGGATTCACTCCTGCCGTGTACGACAGGGCAGGAGGTATCGGCACGGTGCGCGTTGGCGAAGACCTGGACCTTCGCATTGACGCCGCGATCCGGAGCTTCACCCAGCAGCAGGTGGTGCAGGAGCAGCAGCCATGAAGCAAGCCGACCTGCTCCTGCTGCTGTGGGATGCCCTTCAGCAGCGCGCTACTACCTTCGGCCAGATCTCCGACCTGTCTGCCGCCTGCGGCCTGGACGGGCGCCAGGTGCTGGCCGATCACTTCCGGGGGCACCCATGATCCAGAAGCCAATGTTCAATGCCGAGAAGCTGGCGCTGCTGCGCGCCACCGCAGGAATCACTCAGCGCGACTTGGCCGCAAAAGCCGGTACAACCTGCTGCATGATCAGCCGCTACGAGGCGGGCCACTGCCAGCCCCGTCTTAAGGCGGTTCTACGGCTGGAAGCAGCGCTCAACGTCGAACGCGGAGGGCTTTACCAATGAAACGCCGAGCAATCAACCCTGCCGCCCTCCCCGCCGTGGGCCAGCCCCTGGGTGGAGGCTTCTTCGCCGGCCGTATTTTCTTCGGCGGTGCCGAGCACGCCATCATCGACTCCGGTCGTGAGTTCGAAGCCATGGCCCAGTGGTGGGAGCAACCCGGGCCGCGCGTAAATGTCCGCGGCGCCCTGTCTTTCCATGACGGCATGGCGAACACCAGCGCCATGGCTGAGGCCGGCAGCGCTATTGCGCACAAGGTGCTGGCGATGACAATCCGTGGCCAGCGCGACTGGCACCTGCCGAGCATCGAGCAGTTGCAGATCATGCGGGCGAACCTGCTGCAGCTGCCTGACTGGGATCGCTACTACAGCGCTCACCATGCTGGCGGCCCGGCCCAGGCCTTCACGCACATGGAGTACTGGTCCAGCACGCAGAACTCCGCCGGCAGCTCCTGGTGCCTGCACATGCTGCCTTGGTGCACGCCGACCACCAACTGGGCGAGCAAGAGCAAGGGCATACGCCCTGTGCGCACGCTGCTGATCAGCCAGGAGGCTTTCGTACATGCGCCATCGACCGATACCCCGCGCACCGAGGCGGACCTGCGCGGCCTGGCCAACCAGCAGGCGGTGGCCACCGTGCTCGAGCGGTTCGTGAATGAGGACGCTGGGAAGTTCTACGGGCGCACCGAGGCCCTGGTGGCTGAGCTGGCGGCGCTGGCGGGAGGCCGGCCATGAGCATCCTGCAGCACTTCCCCATCAATACCACCGGGCGCGACTTTGCGGTGGGCGACATCCACGGCCATTTCTCCCGCCTGCAGCGAGCCCTGGACGTGGTCGGCTTCGATCCTGATGTTGACCGGCTGTTCTCGGTTGGCGACCTGGTCGACCGCGGGCCGGAGTCAGATCAGGTCGACACCTGGCTGGCCAAGCCATGGTTCCACGCCGTGCGCGGAAACCACGAACAGATGGCGGTCGAGGCCTATCGCTTCGATCCTTCGGGCCGGGTTGGCGATGTGCACCTGGCCAATGGTGGCGCCTGGCTCTATGCCAGATCGTCCGTGGAGCAGGCATGTTACGTCGAACTGCTGGCCGACCTGCCGCTGATCATCGAGGTTGAAACGCCACAGGGGCTGGTGGGCATCGTTCACGCAGACTGCCCCTACAGCGCCTGGAATGAGTTCACTTGGGCAGCAAAGGATGGCGGGCCCGCCGAGAGCGAGCACGTTACAGCAATGGCTCAATGGTCTCGCAGGCGGATCACAGCCGAAGACGCGTCCGGCGTCAAAGGCGTGCGTGCAGTGGTGGTGGGCCATACACCAGTCCGTCGCCCGGCGGTGCTGGGCAACGTGTACCACATCGACACCGCCGGCTGGATGGACGGCCACTTCACGCTGCTGGACCTGCATACCCTACAGGCGCACCCGCCAATTGATCCGAAGCTGAGCTGGGATTGGGAGGATCAGGTATGACAGTCGACAAGGACAAGCTGAAGGCGCTGGCTGAACGTGCAGCATCGAAGCAGCTAGCCGGGCGCGACAACCCGATTATGTGCATTGCCGTGCCTGCGGCTGATGTTCTGGCCCTGCTCGCGGAGATCGAGAGACTGGAAGCTGTCGCGCTGAGCGAAATCGTCATCGCTGGCGAGCGCGCCAAAGAGGTGTGTGGCGCCAGGATGAGGCTGCATACCTTGAGCGTGGAGATCGAGCGGCTCAAGGCCGAGATCGAGGCGCTGAGAAAAGGTGCTGACGTGACAGATCAGCGTGACAATCAGAACCTGACGCATCAGGCGTCGAATCACTGTGTCGATTGAGGCCCAGCCATGGCTAAAGTTATAGCTCAGATCACCGCCAGCCTACCCAGGCTCATGGAGGTGGGCGAGTACCGGAAGCTGCGCTACGCCGGCGGCAAGCCGAGCTTGCAGCAGCTCAAGAAATGGATTGATGAAGGAGAGTTAGCTGGTGAAGTCCGCGGCGGCATGTACTTTGTCGATCTTCAGTCCGCCGTGATCGGCTCGAACGACCCGCTCTTGGCTCAGATGCTGGATATTTGAAATGGCACCACGACCGCGCAGCCCGAAGAACAGAACGCTCCCGCCAAACCTGTACCCAAACGGGAAGTACTGGCGGTACAAGAACCCGATCACCGGGAAGATGACCAGCATCAACAAGCCGTATGAGGAGGCTGTGCGCCTGGCAAAAGCTGCCAACGCCAAGCTGGCTTTCCTGACGACTGACAACGGCGAGATGCTGGCCACCATCACTGGCGACCGCCTACCGACCATCGGCGCCCTGATCGATCGCTTCGAAACCGAATGGCTACCTGAGCGCGGCTATGCGCGCTCGTCGCTGGACGAGATCGGCTACAAGCTCAAGCGCTACCGGACGGATATCGGGCACCTGCTGGTGGGCCAGTTCGACGTTCTTGCCGCCGCCGAGTACCTCGACCAATTCAGCAACAACGCCTACACGAAGCACCGCAGCCTGCTCGTCAGCCTACTTACCTTCGCGATCGCCAAGGGCATGGTGGAGCGCAACGCCGCCGACATGACGCTGCTCAAGAAGGAAGCCAAGAAGAAGCGCCAGCGCCATACCCTAGAGGGCGTCCAGAAGATCCTCGATGCCGACACGACGCCAAGCTGGCTCAAGCGCGCTATCAGGCTGGGGCTGACCAGCCTGCAGCGGCGCGAAGATATCGTGACCTGGAAGAAGTCGGCGGTCGACCTGATCAAGAACACCATCAGGGTATCGCCCGGCAAGACCGACAACTACGACACCCCGATCCACCTGCAGATCATCATGGGCAAGGCACTGCGTGAGACGGTGAATGAGTGCTTTCGATCGCCAATCATTTCCCCGCTCCTCATCCATTACCGCCCGAAAGCGCGCCGCCAGGACCAGATCGAGGCGAAAGAGCACTGGACGGCGGTCACCCCGGATTACCTGTCCAAGAGTTTCAGGAAGGCCAGGGATGCAGCGAAGGCCTACGACCACCTCGACCTTGAAGAACGCCCAACCTTCCACGAGATCCGGGCCTTGGGCGCCTGGCTGTACGAGCAGCAGAATTTCTCAACTGAGTATGTCCAGTTGCTGATGGGGC